AGGTATACCCGGGTCCGCTCTTGTACTGTGAGTCATCCTGAAAGAAGTAATCCTCCTGCATGCCGTGGTAAAGAACCTCATCAATGAGCCCCGCAACAATCAGTGGCTTCACAATCTTCTCCCACAGGTACCTCCAGTGTCTCCCATACTCCTTTGCTACCCCCTTAATAAGGAAGCTCTCCATAGAGTATATGAACAGCAAAAAGAAAACCTTTGGGTTGTTTATATCGTGCTTCTCTTTATAGTGGTCCAGCATACCACCTATCCTCCACATGTAGTCTACAGAGGTTGCTCTGGACTTGCTGCGGTAAATAATATCCCGCTTCTTCTTCCTGTGTGAAACTCGAACAGGGCTCCCGTGATTAATCTTCATTTGTGTTTATATTAAGTTAACAGCAAAGTTAAGTGTCAAAGCGTTACCTTTGCTTTAATATATAATTTAAACAAAACTTCCCAACCCCCTTTTGAAATGGAAGACTACGAAAGAGAGAAGCGATACACGTTTTTCTTAACACTCAAAGAAAACCTAGAGAACATCAGGCTTACGGCCAAGCAACTCGGGCTGGAGGAAGACTACGCGATGTTCTTCATCGGGGGCCTGTACAGCGAAGAAGATACAGACGAGGAGGGTAACACACCCTTTCAGGCCATGTCAGACTTCTATGTTGAAAACGAAGACGAGCTCGATGAGCTCCTGTCTGTCGGGGTAGAGGTGTACCGGAAACTAGAGGGGGACAGGGTTATAAGTGAGTCAAGGCGCGGACCAAACACTGAAGGGTGGAGTGTGGATGACTGGATGAGTTATATAAGCAAGAACACTGACCCATCAGAACCCAAAAATTAAATCAAATGAACAGCTCACAAATAATCAGGAAAATCGTGGTAGGCTCATCCCCAAAGGATGGACTAGCATACAAGGTAGGTAGCCCCATGGGCAAGTACACTATCGTAAGCATCGAACTCGACGAGAGGGCACAGTCGCTATACAACATAGTGAGGTACCTCGTGCACGTGATGGATGAAGGCGGCAATGTGTTCCTATGGAAACAAGTCACCGGCTCCAACACAATACTGGAGTTTGATATAGAAATGTAATGAGGGCGCTGTATGACTTTGTCGTTAGGGTTGAGAACCTTTTCGACACCGAAGTGACCAACTCAAAATCCGGACTTATACGAGACACTAGGTGGGACGACTTCGAGGGCCGAGTCCCATTTGGGGAAGTGGTGTGTGTGCCGGAAAAATTCGACACCCCCGCTGAAGTAGGGGACACCCTGCTGTTCCATCACCACGTATCACAGGAGCCAGAGAAATACTCCATGGGGGAGGACCTATATAGGGTCTCATACGACCCACATAACTACCAAGGGCAGAGCTACTGCGTCATCAAAGGGGATGGTTCTGTCCACATGCTGGGGGACTGGATATTCCTAGTAGCATACGATGTAGACACCAACGAGGAGGTGCTGACAGATGATGGTATATTCCTAGGACACAAGGCATCGGAGCTCAAGAGAGAGGCCGTGGTATACTGCGAGGGTAAGGGAACAGAGTCCGTAGGGGTAAACAAGGGCGATACCGTAGGGTTTGTGAAGAACGCCGACTACGAGCTACTCCTGCCCAATGGAGACAAGGTTTACCGATGCAAGCCAGACGACCTAGAATACGTTCTACTATGAAAAAGAAAAAATTTAATACAGCCGCAGAGATGCAATCCTTCCTGGAGTCCATGGAGGGGGCAATACGTAACATGGTGGAGGAGATAAAGAAACCTGTGGACCCAGACCTAACCGGGTCCTCACGAAAGGCAGAGCTGCAAGCAATCAAACAGACAGCATCCGACTGCAAGGACATGTTCCGAATGAGGATGGAGACAGAAAAAATGCTGCGTGAGCTACAAGAGAACGGAGGCATGGAAGAGGAAAGAGACTTCAGCGCAGGGTTCGCAGAGAAATACGTGGAGAAGACATGAGGGAGGTAGAGGTAGAAGGATACGACGACATGGTGGTTAATATCTGTCTCTCAGGTACGGCAGGGGAGGTTATAGATATTGATGGTCTTCTCATACAGCTACCTAAGGTCCCTGAAGACAAGGACATACTTTACCACGAGAAAGAAAAGAAAGACCAGAGGTGGGTGCGAGAAGTGCCCCCATCGGCCATATCAGGCATCCGCTCTATGGAAGAGTGGGAACAGCAGCCAAAGGAAACACAGAACAGGTTTCTCCCATACATTGAGAGGGAGTTCACGCGCAGAAAAGAAGGATTATGGTTCTACAATAACGGAGAGCCCACATACATAACAGGGGACCACTACATGCTCCTCCAGTGGAGTAAGATTGACGGCTCCTTCTATGGGGACTACCTAGCCTTCCAGCGGCTGGTGTACATACACGTTCAGGCATGTGAGTTAGACACCAGATGTGTAGGGCAGCTCTTCGTTAAGTGCCGTCGTTCGGGATACACAAACAAGCAGGCCAGTAGAATACTAAACAAGGGGACACAGACCAAAGATAAGATGCTTGGCATCCTGAGTAAGACAGGTAAGGACGCACAGGAGAACGTGTTCATGAACAAGATAGTTCGCATGTACCGTAGCTACCCCTTCTTCTTCAAGCCAATTCAAGACGGTACAACAAACCCAAGGATGGAGCTAGCCTTCCGTGAGCCATCAAAGAGGATAACAAAGAATTACAAGACGTCATCTTCAGGAAAGGCCCTTAATACCATCATTAACTGGCGCACCACAACAAACAACGCCTATGACGGCGAGAGGCTCTACATGCTGTTTATCGATGAGGCAGGTAAGTTTGAGAAGCCCGTAGACATCCGTGAGACATGGAGGATACACAGGACATGTCTTATCGTAGGTAAGAAGATTGTAGGGACAGCCATGATTGGCTCCACCGTCAACCCTATGAACAGGGGCGGCTCAAGCTTCAAGAAGCTCTGGGAGGACTCAGACCCCACACAGAGGAACGCTAACGGACGTACCAAGTCCATGCTGTACAGGATGTTTGTTCCAGCTCAGCACGCCCTAGAGGGCTTCTTTGACGTGTATGGGGACCCTGTGGTGTCAGACCCCGAGTCCCCGGTCATGGGCATCGATGGTGAGGAGATTACCATCGGGTCACGAACATACCTAAACAACGAGAGAGAAGCCCTAAAGAACGACTCACGAGAGCTCAATGAGGTGATACGTCAGTTCCCCTTCACCCCTAACGAGGCATTCAGGGATTCGGTGGAGACCAGTATGTTCAACCTAGGTAACGTATACGGTCAGATGCAGTACAACGAACTCATGTACCCAAGCCCTGTAGTTCAGGGCAACTTCCACTGGAAGAATGGGGCCATAGACACCGAGGTGGTGTTTGCCCCAACAACAGACGGCAGGTGGTTCATACCGTGGATACCCCCAGAGGACCACAGGAACAAGAGAGGCAAGGGCAGGGATGGCGGGCCATCACCGGCAAACGCACACTTAGGCGTAGGAGGGTGTGACTCCTATGATATTGATGCCACAGTAGATGGGCGAGGCTCTAAGGGGGCCTGCCACTTCTACAATAAGTTCTCCATGAACCAGTCATCGAATATGTTTGTCGCAGAATACGCCGAGCGCCCGCCACTGGCTAAAGTCTTCTATGAAGATGTGCTAATGGGGGCGGTGTTCTTTGGGTACCCTATACTCATAGAGAACAATAAGTACGGTATCGCGAGGTACTTCGAGTCAAGGGGCTATATTAACTACCTGATGGACAGGCCATTACACCTAGGTTCTGCAATGTCTAAGTCAAAGACTAAGGGTGTGCCATCCAACTCATCAGAGATGATTCAGGCACATGCTATGGCACTGGAGGCCTACATACATACCTACGTAGGGGAGAACGCCGAAGGGACGTTCGGGAAGATGTACCTAGACAGAACCCTAGAGGACTGGGTATCATTCAGGATTGATAACAGAACAAAGAATGACCTATCGATATCCTCAGGTCTGTGTCTTTTAGCAGCACAGGTGGACACGTCTGAAAGAAAGAGAACAGATTTCTCAGGGAAAAAATTCTTCCGCAAAGGGAGGCACTGGTCGAGAGATGATTTGTAGCCTGCTTGACTGATAGTCAGAGATTAAAGTTGTAATTTAGCGCCTATAAAATCTCCGCGAAAGGCTTTGAATTATGAATAAAGGAAAAAACCTAGGGTCATTCCCTGACCCGTCTGCACCGGCGTCCGTTAAAACGTCTGAAGCTTACGGTAAAAAATATGCTAAGGCAATCCTAGCCCAGTGGGGCGCTGGTAGCAATACATCTGGTCTGTACGATAAAAGAATGCGTACCTTCGAGGTGAACAGAGACTACGCTCAAGGAACACAGAGCACGCAGATTTACAAACAGATTCTTAACAGCCTAAACCCTAACGCCAGCGATGGCACACTACTAAATATTGACTGGTCTCCGGTACCTATCGTACCTAAGTTCGTTAAGATTGTAGTGAACAAGGTTCTGGCTAAGGCCCCCTACCCTAATGTGGAAGCAATCGACCCTCTGTCCAGAACAGAGAAGGAGATGCAGAAGGCACGAGTAAAGGCTGTCATCGAAAACAAAGAGTTCCTTAAGGGAATGCGCGAAATCGGAGTAGAGGTCACCAGTGAGGTGGACACACTACCCGACACAGCAGAGGAGGCAGAGATATTCTTAGACACAAACATCAAAGTAGCGGCTGAGATTGCTACACAACTGGCTGTTAACCTAACATTAGAGTGGAATTCATTCAATGACTCTACATTCCGACGCGCTGTAGAGGACTTAGTAGTGGTAGGTATGGCCGCTATAAAGCGCGAGAATGACCCCAATTACGGCATTACAGAGAGATATGTGGACCCAGCGAACCTTATTCACTCATACACGGAGGACCCGATGATGAATGACCTAGTGTACGCCGGAGAGATTAAAGAGATGTCCATCCTAGACCTTAAGCGTATAGCTAAGAACATGACCAATGACGAGTGGTTAGCTATTGCTAAAGCAAATTCAAGCAGAGACGGCAACGATGCTGGACGCATAAACTATAGCACATACGACCAAGTGTCAGGAACAAACTCATTTGGGTATGATGAGTTCAGAGTAACGGTACTGGACTTTGAATTTATTGGGCTCGACCAGAACGTGTACGAAGAGAAGAACTCCAAGTACGGGAACGTAGGATTCTATAAGAAGGGCGAGGAGTACCACGTCCCTACACAGTCAGTGTATGACCGTAACCCAGTGTACATGGATAACATGTGCCTGTATGGTGGCCTGTACATTGATGGGGCTAACAAAATTATCAATTACGGGAAGAGCTTCAACCAGCCACGTAACATCCACGACATCACCCGCACCACGCTGTCATATTCTATCACCTCAACCAACTTCCGCAAGATGATGCCTAAGTCAATGGTCGGTAGTGTGATTAGCTTCGCAGACCAGATGCAGATTACACACCTTAAGCTTCAGCAGTCTATCGCCAAGGCCAAACCTGATGGTATCATGATTGATATCGAGGGACTAGAGAACGTACAGCTAGGAACAGGCGGGGAGTTATCACCGCTGGACATCCAAGACATCTACGAGCAGACAGGCGTCATCTACTACAGGAGCAAAAACCCTGACGGTGGATTCCAGAACCCCCCTATCCGCTCTATCGACAACAGCATCCGCAATATCAACGAGCTTATCGGACTGTACAACCACTACCTAAATATGATTCGTGATGCTACAGGCATCAACGAGGTCATGGACGGCAGCACACCTAAGGGTGAGCAGCTTGTAGGGGTACGGGAGCAGGCTATGGCTGCGGCCAACAACGCTATCTACGACATCACCCACTCCTCTCTTGTGTTGTACAGGAAGGTATGTGAGGACATTATTAAGTGTATTCAGATTCTCCCCAAGGAGAGCGTCCTGTACAAGACATACATCAAGGCCATCGGTCAGTCATCGATGGATACCCTTAAAGAGTTTGAGAAATTACCAATGAAGAATTTTGGTATAATGGTTCAGACGGAGATGAACGAAAACGACAGGCTGTACCTAGAGCAGAACATCCAGCAGTCCCTCGCTCAAGGGGAGATTGACCTAGAGGATGCTATCGCCATACGTAGGCTTCAGGATGTAGACCAAGCAGAGCGGCTGTTAGTGGTACGCCGCGCAAAGCGCATCAAGCGAAAGCAGGCGGAGGCCATGCAGAACATTCAAGCACAGAGCCAAGCTCAATCTCAATCCAGTCAGGTAAAATCACAGCTGGACGCACAGATGGAACAGGTCAAGGCACAGGCTAAGATTCAGGTTGAGCAAGCTATCAGTGAGATGACCATGCAGAGGATGCAGATGGAGTACTCGCTGAAGGCACAGATTGAGGCTG